AGGTGCGACTATAAAGTGGGAGTGGACTAATGAGGTTTGGGAGGGAACAAGAATTGGTAAGGATATATATGTAGGTCTTAAACCTATATTAAACCAGAGAACCTCCATGGATAATCCTTCTAGATGTAAATTACCTATTAATGGTAGAAGGTACTCTAATTATAATTCTAATAATATATCCTTAATATCTCTGGGTATCCCTTACCAATTAAACTATAATATTTTTAAGTATCGTTTAGAAGTAGCCATTTCTAAATCTAAAGATATTATAGCACAGTTTGATATTAATATGATCCCAAAGAAATGGGATATGGATAAGTTTATGTATTATGTAGATGCCACAGGGATTGCTTGGGTAGATTATAATAAAGAAGGTATAAATTTATCACCACAACATCAGTCAGTATTAGATCTGTCTATTAAAACTATAGAGCAGTATATAGTATTATTAGATTCTATTATAATAGAATGGGAAAGAATTTCTGGGGTTAATAGGCAAAGGCAAGGACAGGTTGGGCAATATGAAGGTAAGTCTACCTCTCAACAAGCTATTATGCAGTCCTCTCATATTACAGAAGATTTATTTAAAAAATATTCAGCAATGGAGAAAAGAGATCTTCAAGCTTTATTGGACTACTCTAAAGAAGCTTGGGTTCTAGGGAAGAAAACAATGTATGTTATGCCGGACGGTACATCTGAGTTTTTATCAATGGATCCTGTATCTCACATGGAATCTGAGTATGGGGTATTTGTATCAGATTCAGGCGCTGATTTAGAGAAGAAATTAAAAGTAGAATCATTAGCGCAATCCATGATTCAAAATGGAGTACCTGCATCTTTAGTTGCAGAAGCTATTGATTCAGATAGTTTCACGCAAATAAAATCCAAAATTAAAGAAGCAGAAGCTCATATGGAACAATTGGGTCAAGCTCAACAGCAAGCTCAGCAAGAGGCTCAACAGCAACAGATGCAACTGGAGCAAATGAAAATGGATAATGAAAATCTTAATAAAGAAAAAGATAGGCAAGTTGAGATTGAGAAAGCATTAATTTCTGCAGAAGTGTCAGATAAAACTGAAGTTGAAATGGAAAAAATAACTACTGCTAAAGAGATTAAAGATAGAGAGATAGAAGTTAAAGAAAAAGAACTTGAACTTAAAAAGCAGGAGATAGCTATTAAAGGGGATATTCAAGAGGAGGATGCTAGATCTAATCGAGCTGATGAATCTATAGATATAATGAAAATACAATCTGGTGAAAGAGTTTCAAATGCAGATAGAAGTGCAGATATAAGAACATCTAATGCGGACAGGAAAGTTAAAGGTTCCAGTGAAAAATAGCGATAGATTAAATATAATTAAAGCCGCTAAAGCTTCAGGGCACAAGGGAGGTTATTTAGAGCTTTTTGAAGAATTCCGTACAAACTCTAAAGAATCTGAAGGGCATATAGAAGCTGAGACTACAAGAGAGATACGTCAGGGTTTGGAGGGAGCTGCTTATGGTACTTCTGCTAATCTAAATTTTGAGAAATCATTTAATCATATGCTAGAAGGAAGACAAGATTATGCTGTTAAGGTGCAAGCTGATGGTATGTACCAAGGTATACTGAGTCCAGATGAAGAATATTTTATGGTTGACACATCTTCAACTGTAGGTGAAGCTCCTGTATTAAAATATGGGGGTATAGCTATAAAACAAGGTACTGATAATACAGGAATAGTTGAAACTCCAGATCCAACATTTTTAGAAAAGTTAACTAATCCTATTAGAAAACAATTAGCTGAACATTTATATCCTGTAGGTTATGATGGTTCCCGTATAAATGAGGAAAATGAAGTAGAAAGATATGGCCCTCTTGGCAAAATTTATAATGCATTACGAGGTAGAGAGGATACTTCAATACTAAGAGACAGGCTGGAAAACACGATGCCCCCAGATAAATATAAAGCTTTAATACAGGAGAGGGAGGATTTTTTACAACTGGTAATGGGGCAAGATCAAAAACATAATACTGTTAATGCATCTAAATATAGACCATCTGATTCAAAAGATAAGAATGCAGTATACTATACTTCTCAAGTTACAGAAGATCTATTAAAAGAATTTTTAAGCTCTGAGGGTGGAGAACTAAACACAGTTATAGATGATAAAAATCCTATAAAACGTTCTAAACCTGGATCAGGAATAGATTCAAAAGACCAAGATATACCATGGATGGTAAAAACAAGAAAAGACTTTACTGGAAAAAAAGTAGTAAATGCTGAGGGTACTCTTGGTAATTTTACAATAGATAGAGGTACAGATGAAGATGGTAGAGAATATGTTTCATATTATGATAAATGGGATTTAGATCCTTTTAAGGTGGACAATAAAAGTGTTAATGCTATTATGGATAAAGTACAAAGTGCTGTAGGGGTGAATTCCCCAGAAATATATGGTAGAGTATATCTAGATGAATTGAAATATGGGGGAGAAGAAAAGGATAGTGGTAAAGGTGTTGACACCCCTAAATTTAAAACAGGAGGTATATCTAGAGCTATAAAATATCAAGGAGATGAAGGTAGTAATGTAGTTAAAGAGGAGGGAGAACTTAGGGGGAATAGTGAGACAAAGAGTAAAGCAACTATATTCATTGGAGGCGATGGAAATGATATAAGTATGTTTGACGCTGATTTTGAGAGAATGAAGGCAGATCTTGATAAGAAGTACGGGGCTGGTAATTATCAGGTTGTTCGTGCAGATGATGTTCAAGAGGAAATGAATAGTAAATTATATGGACCAGAAGGAAAGGTTGATTATGATCCTGCGGAATATAAGAAAGCACTCAAGAGGAAAAATGCCAGATCATTTGAACTATTTAAAAAGAATAATCCTGATTATAATACAACTCCCGGGTGGGGAGGGGGAGAAGAGGGGGAAGCGTATACTGATTGGGGTGACGATTCAGCTAATAATAAACATAAATTTAGTTCATTCGAAGATCTTAAGAAAAATAAATGGGCTTATAGGTTCTATGAGGATAACTATGGATATTACACATATGAGGGTGATGAGGAGTGGGCACAGGCTAATGATGCTGTTTATCCTTTAATAGAAGCAAAACAAGCACAGTATAAACAACAAGCATTATACAAAAACCTTTCCTCAGAAGAAAAGTTAGCTGCCTATAAGTCCTATTTTGAAAGCATGGGTGAGGGTTCAGATATATACATATTAAAACATAATGATAATATGTTCTTATCAAAGGCAGGTACGTTATCAGAAGGAACAAGAAGTGATTTTAAATATGGAAATACACCTGATAAGATAGACACTTTTACTGAAGCTTTGAATGCATGGGGTCCTGGAACTACGGGTACTTGTTATATGGGTACATGTACGGGGACAGGTGGTGCAGAACACATTACTAACGAAACAGGTATGACAACTAAAGCTCAAAAAGGTAATTGGGCTGGTTATTACAATAGATCTGGAACATATGGCCCTGATCAAACATTTGATGAACAGTTCTTCAATCCACAAAATAAAGGAAACCAGCAGTCAGGTGGTTATTATAATACATATACAAAAGAAGGAGATAATGTGAATGTGGAATCTACAGGCTACAATGCACCAATTCAAAATGCTCCGAGATACCAAGGAGATACTAGTAGTGGGATTGTAACCGATTCAGTTGAAACTGCAGCAGCGCCAGTAGTAGATGACACCTATTCATTTACTAGAGATGGTTATGAAGTTGCAGATACTGATTTATCTGGTTATGATATTGAGTTATTATATAGTGCTATACAACAACATGAGCATAGGGGTTATTTCCCGGATGGAAAAATGGCTGAAGGTTATGATCCATTTATAAGAACAAAAAAGAAAGGAAGTGGGTCATCTGCTTATGGGCCGGGGCAATTAACTGAGTTCATAATGTCAGATATAACTACGCCAGGTATTAGACAATATTATGATGTAGAAAATATGAATACTGATTTTCACAAATCCTTAGTAGATCAAAGTAAATTATTCTTAAAGTATGGGGGAGATGATTGGAAAAAATTTATAGATAAAGAGACACAATTAGTAGATGGTATGACTCAACAAGAGGTACAAGATTTATATGAATACGGAGGAGCAGGTACTTTAGGGGGCAGTGATGATAACAGAGCAGAATATAAAAAATTAAATAAACAAATAATAGAAGGTAAACTAAGAAAAACTATAGAAAAAGGTAAAGAGGGGGACGATGTCTTAAAACTTATGTTAAAACAATATGGTACAGGTTCAAATTCTTATGTTACTGGTGTTGAGAAAATTTATAATAAACTACTAAAAGAAAAGAAAAATAAAAATAAGAAGAAGGAAAAAAAGACTATAGATCCATTTCCTAATATAAAAGATCCTTTATTAAGGCAGCAATTAATGCGAAATATGGACAAAGCTTAAATAAGTGGTATATAGTAAAGAGCAATTAAACCTAAGAAAAATATTTTAATATTAACTAAATAATAACTATCTTTGTACATTAAACTAAACTAAACTATGGCAGATAACACAGAAAATAAAATTAAACTAGAAGACATCACCTTTGAAGATATGATTGGTGAGGGTATTTTAGAGTCTCCCGAGCCAGATTTGGCAGAGGACAGTAAGGAGGAATCTCCAACAGAAATAAAAGATGAGGTTGTACCTGAAGTATTAGAGGAAGAAGAAATAAAAGAAGAGGTAGAAGAAGAAGTAAAAGAAGAAGTACAACTAGGAGACTCTAAAGATTCAGTAGAGGCAGCAGATGAATCTGTTGTTGGGGAAATTGCTTCAAGTTTTGGGTATACATTAGAGGGAGAGTATGATGACACTCCAGAAGGTTTAACCGAAATGACTAAAGAATTAGCGGGTAAGGTTGCTGAAGGACAGCTTGATAAAATATTTGAAACATATCCAGAAATAAAACAACATTTGGAATATGTTATGAATGGGGGTGATACTAGGCAATTTGTTACAGGATCTAATACAATAAAAGATTTGGAGGATTTTAAAATAACTCCTGATAATATAAATTCGCAGCAAGCTATTATGTCTGAGTATTTAAAAATTAAAGGACATGATGAGGGTTTCATATCTGAACTTCTATCGGATTATTCAGATGGTGATAAACTTTATGAAAAGTCAGTTAAAGCTAAAGTGGCTTTAATTAAATATCAAAAAGAAATAAAAGAAGTGGAACTTAAAGCACAAAGTGAAAGACAGATGAAAGAGGATGCCGGAAGACAAGACTTTTGGGATGGAGTTCGTGAGACTATAACTACTAATAAAGAGTTTAAAGGTCTTACAATTCAAGAGAAAGATAAATCTAAATTCTTTGACTTTTTATCTAAACCAGTAGAGAACACTGGGGCTACGGCTAGAGATAAAGCCTACACAGATGCGGACACAGAAACAAAATTAGCAATAGATTATTTATTATTTAAGGGATTTGATATGAAATCTATTGTATCAGCAAAAGCTAAAACCAAAGTTGCTAGAGATTTGAGATCTAGATTGCAAACTACACCAAAAGGAATAAAGAGTGCCAATAAAGGAGTGCGAGCTTCAAAAGGTAATTTTGATGTAGATGATTTAGACTTAGATTTAGGTAACTGGTCTTAAATACCTCGGAATTGGGAGATAGGGGCCCAACAAATTTAAATAAAAAATGCAAGTACTAAGAACGTATTATAACGACACGCAAATGACAGACTCAAATAGTTTGGCAAATGCGCTAATGGAGAGACCAACTGAGTTATCTCCTATTATTACGCACTTAGCCGGAAGAGAAGATAGAAAGTTTCCTTTGACAATGTTAACTGAGGGTGTTGGTAATACTAAGTCCATCGATAGATGGGAATATGAGTACCGTGTAAAAACTCATGAAGTTAATGTACGTCCATTGGTGCTGGCTGCAGCATCAGCTGATGGGGCATCAGGCGCTCCTTTCACATTAACCTTCCCGGATAAGTGGTTTATATTCCCATATACATTAATCTCAGCAAATGGAACCCAGGCAAGAATTATGTCTGAACCTACTGCTGCGGCTGGTGGAGTTGGGTATGATTATTCATGTCAACTAATTGAGCCAGGTTCATCTGGTTTATCAGCTGGTGATTTTGAATTAGGCTCGAATTGGGCACAAATGTATGCGAATGTTGGTTTAGACTTTTCTAGAGGTAACGCTTCTAATTGGTCTGCTCCAGGTATGGTTCGCGCAAAGATTGGTACAGTTAGAAAGTCTTACCATTTCGCAGGAAATGCTAAAGATTATGTAGCTGAATTTTCTTTACCTGTTAAAGGTGGGAAAACTACTAAACTTTGGATGGATTATGAAGAGTATACACACATGCTTCGATTTAAAGAGGAGTGTGAATTACTATATTGGTATGGTGAGAAAACTTATGACGCTAATGGTCTAACTACTATGTTAGATGAAAATGCTCAACCTGTAATTACAGGTCCGGGTCTTTTACAACAAATAGTTAATAAGGATACTTACTCTTCAATGACAGAAACAAAAATGAAGAATATAATCGGTGATTTATTCTATGGAATGACAGACGGTAATGATAAGCAAGTTACATTGTTTACAGGTACAGGTGGTATGAGAGAATTTGATAACGCTATGAAAGGTTATACAGGTGGTTTCACTACTGGTGCTGGTACACCTTGGACAGTTAATGCTGACAGCAAATTCATTACTGGGTCAGGACGATCATTAGGAATGACTGGTTACTTTACTAGATATGACCATATTGATGGGCATTCAGTAAATGTAGTTAAGCACCCTATGTTTGATCACGGTCCTGTTGCTGATGCAGCTAAAAAGCATCCAGTAACTGGTTACTCTATGGAGTCTTACCGAATGGTGTTTGTAGATCAATCTAATTATGATGGCCAAGCTAACTTACAAATGATCAATAAAAAAGGTCGTGAAATGATGCGTTGGGCTGTTGGTGGTTCTGTAGTTCCTAGAGGTTTCGACCAAGGAAATGCTAGAGCTTCTGATATTGATGGCGCTAGTGTACACATGCTTAAGACAGCAGGTATTATACTAAGACGTTTTGATACATCGTTAGATATTACATGTACAGCATCATAAAGAAACATTGCTAGGAAGCTAGCACTGTGTTGCATCGTAGTCTATATATTTAGTTTTAGAATAGTGGGGGTGAAAATCCCCCTCTATTTTAATTTATAGAATACAAAATTAGGAGAGTTATTCTTTACATCCGACTAATTAAAACTTTAAAAGAACTAAAATTATGAGAAAAGTATGGTTAAGAAGAAAAGAAAACACTTTAGATCATTTACCAGAGGCAGTTAGGATTGGAGCTAAGGTAAGATTAGGGAGTGTATTCGCAGGAAGACAGCCTTTAAAAGGAGTTGACGGCGAAGAAGCTAAGAAGTTATTTGAAGGAATTTTACCAGTAGACAGAGATCATCAAGACTGGCCACATTATGTGAACAGGTATTGGATTGAGTTAAGTGTTAAAGTTCCTTTTGAGGGAACTGAGTTAGAGGTAGGTAAAGATGAAAATGATAAACCTTATAATGTAGATGATTATTTAACTTATAGGTTTTGTTTAAAACATCCACACTGCGGAAATAGTAAGGCAGAATTGGTAAGCAATAATAGATTTTATTTGCATGACCCTAAAAAGGATGAAGTGCAAAAAGCTAAAGTAGTAAGACTTAGAAAAGATGCTGATAAAGAATATATTAAAGCGTCTAGTGATGAGAAAACTATGGATAGATTAATTCGCTTGTTATCAGCCTCAAAACCCGACAATATGAATCTGGATCAGAAAGAAACATTTTTATATGAACTTAAAGGAAAAGAGCCAGCTAAGTTTATTAAAGCGGCTAGAGATAAACACTTAGAGTTAAAAGCTGAAATTGAAGAAATGGTATCAGCTGGAGTTTTAAGGAAGATTGGAAACCAAGTTATTTTTATAGATGAGGTTATTGGTGAAACAACAGAAGATACTATTGTATATATGAAAGATAAAAAGAATTCTGGAACATTAACAACATTAAGAGCTAAACTAAAAGAAGTAGTGATTTAAAATATGACTGTACCAGAAATGCATATATCTATCAACCAGGGGGTGCAAAAAATTGCATCCTCTCAGGTTGATAATTTACTTCCCGAAGAGATTGATTTGGAGCTTAATAAAGCTCAAGATAAATTTGTTAAGGGTAGATATAATAAATTTGGAAATAAGTATCAAGTAGGTTTTGAGGGATCTCAAAAACGTATAGATGACTTAAGAACATTAATTAAAGAAACGTCTGTGACTACGACTTTTAAAGGACAAGTAGGTGAAAATCTATATATAGATAGAGCTGATCTTCCTTTAGATGAGGATTATATGTTTTTACTTAATCAAAGAAGTTTAGTTGTACATAATAATTGTGAAAGTATACAGTCTTGTTTTACTAATGTTTCGGGACAGGAAGGGGGAGTACAACTGTATGGGTCTTGGTTAGAGCTAGAAATTCAAGAATTTACATCCGCTAATTTTGGTAACCAGGCTAATGCTACATATGCTGGTTTAAGCTTAGGTATAGAGAAAATAGAGATGGCTTTAGATTATGGGGGAGTATCTATGGGTATTTTTTCTGTTTACAATGGAACGATGGCCCCACTTGCTTGTAATATGTCTAATTATACGAATTCACAGTATATTAGTCCCGGCTTTATTGTTTCTACACAAACTCCATTAGGAGGTCCAACATCTCTTCAAGCTTCTTATGGTGGAGGACTTGTGCTAGCAATATGGCTTCCAATAGGGTACACCCTAAGTACTACATTAGGTCAAATTTCTGCTGGATATCCCGATTGCATGATAGCTGTTACGAGGTATAATTGCACTCAATCAGCCACTATTCTTGGTGGTGTAGACTACGTACGAAACCCTAACATTTTTACCGCGGCAACACATACGAATAGATCTTGTGCTGATATAAATTATACAACCTCAGCAGTTAATAGATATTCTCAATTAGACGATATATATACTTTACTAGAAGACCCTTTTAATAAAACTAAACATACTAGTCCACTAGCTACTATTAATGGTAGCTCTGTAGATGTATACACTGACGAAACTTTTTATGTACCTAAAGTAAAATTTACGTATTTAAAAATACCTAGGCGAATAGTGAGTACGACTGGATCGGTTCAAAATACTGACCTTCCTATCCATGCTCATCAAGAAGTTGTAGATATGGCAATATCTAGTATTCTGGAAGGAATTTCAGATCCTAGATACCAAACCTTTAGAGCCGAGGAGATAAGATCTGAATAAGATCAAATAAGTAAGAACAAATTATTAATTAATAAAAAATAAAATTATGTCAAGAAATGGAAGTAATTTATCCCAAGTGTTTGTAAGTAACGCTGTAATATCAAATAACGAAGCAATGAGTGCGGTAGCTTCAGGTGTAGTTGGTATCTTCGGTGAAGGTACTAATAACTCTGATGGAGCAGTAGGTGATTTATACGTAGATACACCTTCAGGTGGTACAACACAATGGATTAAATCAAGAGTTCAAGTAGTACAAGGTAGAACAACCGGTAATCCTTTATCGTCTCCAATTATCAATACAAGAGATATTGTAAGATTAGATTGGAAGGAGCATGTAGTAGCTTCTAAAGCGGTTACAACAAATGTAACTGTAAATGCTGTAGCTAATAGCACAAGATATGGTCTAAAGTTAGTATTAAAACATGTAGGAACTGTTAATAACTATGGTGAATATGCAGATCCTTCTTATCAACTTAATGATAGAATTAATGAGATAAGAAATTATGAGATGACGACAGACGCTACTGGTACTGTAGGTGAAATAGCTACTGACCTTGTTGCTGCAATTAATGCAGATACTGCGGCATTTGTAACTGCAGCTTCTGCTGGAGCTGGTCAGATTCAAATTACAGCTAAAGATTATGGTTCAGTATTTCAAGTAATAGATGATGGAGATGCTACATTAGCATACGCTTCAGGTACATTAGTTGGATCTTGGGCTGGAGTTGAAGGTGTTGGAAATGGATGGCAAGTACTTAATGATGAGAAAAAATGTCAAGGAAGATATGGTCACTTAAATAGACTTTATTTACCTAAGACTGCTGAAACATTTGCTCAATCTACGTACAAGTATCATGCTTTAGATATTACTTATAGACACAACTGGCCAAATTCAACAGGAATTGCTCCTGCTGGCGAATTGAATACTATAAGAATCTATATTGCAGATAGTTCAACAGCAATGGCTGCTGCTGATACATCATTAGATGAAATGTTCATGGATCAAGGTGCTGTAACGGATAAGACAATATTATTCTCAGCATAACAATAACTAATTAAAGGTCGGGGGCTGGTCCCCCTTCCTTTTTTTTAACTTTTAAAATTTTATTAAATGCCTACAACTTTTACGATAGACGCTAATTGCAAAACTTTAAATATAATTGGAGGTCCAGCAGATGCTGAATATACATTATTTCATAATGATTTTCTTACTCCTACAAGCTTATATCAACTTCAAGATCCCACTATACCTTATAATGGAAATTTAGATCCTGTCACTGGGGA